TGAAAACAGCCTTTATATTGCAAACCAGTGTTAAACTTCTTTTGACCCTGCCCATCGATGTACTGGTAACCTTTTATGTCACCATCTTTATTAATAACTGGTATTTTTAGTTTACCATTATCAATTTTAGCGCCATGTTGCTTAATTCTTTTTAAAGACAAGTAGGGGTGAATATCCTCAACTTGAAATTTAGGCACTTGTGAAAAATCTTCTCTTTTTTGCGGCTCGAACTTAGGTAACAATCCCTGATCCCTTAAAACTTTAGTTATGCCTGAAAAATCTTCGCATTTTCGACAATTTACACGAACCTCACCATGAAAGTCGCTAATCCAGAATCTATCCTTACCGCCACAACATGGGCAAGCCCCATGATATTCTTTTGGGCTTACTTTTTTTAGATCTAATGACTGGATTATACCTTCAGCATACTCTGACCAATATGCTGTATATGACTTGTTATTATTATCTATATATTGTACCATTTTACTCGAATACTCCGCATGGATATTTACATAACTGCTAGACCTACTTTTATTAGCCTTTCTGTAGGTTTTAACTTATAAGCCCCACTGTTAAAGTGGGGCTATTTTTTTGCTTAGAATGGGATTTGATCGTCAAAGAATTCCGAATCATCAGACTTCTTATCTTCGCCCTTATCGGGCGCAAGCTCAGTTTCCTCATCGTCATCAGTTTTAGGCTGATGCCCATCAGGTGCGTCACTAGCCTTAAAGCCGCCCTCTTCAGCCTGAAAGGGTGACGGACGCTCCATAGGGGCAGCTAACTGCAATACCTGAACATCAGTTAGCTTTAGAGTAATACCCTGCTGTGAGCCGTTCTTATAGCCTTTGATGATGAACTGACAATGCATATCACTGTTAGTTGTTAGAGCAAAGTCTTTCGCTAACCTTTCGGCTGCGCTATCCCATTGCTTAACGACAGTTTTTTCATCGCCATATGTTGGCAGCTTCATTTTGCAATAACCTCTGCCCTCATTATCCTCATCTAAAGGTAACCTAAATTTCTTAGGGTCTTTAATAGGCTTGTTTTCTTGCTGACGCTTTTCACAAAACTCTCTCCAGACTTGCTCACATAGCTTCTGCAAATCTTGATAAGCTTCGTTTGAGATAAATGCGTCACAATAAAAAGCAGCATTATCCATTGTAGCATCGCAACCGATATACCTATTATCTGGATCACTCCAAATGTAAGGCTGGTTCATTTTCGGGTATCTAGCTTTTACGTTTTTTAGTTTATGTATCATGTTAACCTTTCTACATTTCATCCATTACTTCATCTTCAAGATAGCTGGGCAAATGAATAACGTTTTCATCGGGCCAGCCAGTGCTAAATTTACCTGATACTTGAGCATCAAGTAATTCAGCCATTGCTTTGAACATCTGCTTTTCAGCATATTTCAAATACAATTCGCTTAGTGTGTGCTTTGTACAGATACCTGTATCCTTACACACCGCAAAAAAGATAAACCTATCTACTGTCAAACCTATTGATTTGCAGCACATCATATAGAACACAGCCTGAACGCCATAATTCCAGTTTTTTATCTCTTTTGAAAAACCATAAGGGCTGACATTGAGTGTGGTTTTAATATCCATCAATGTCGCCTTTTTATTCTTTTCATCTAACAGCATACCGTCAGGTCTGCATTTAATAGATAAGCCAGTGTTTTCGCATTCTCCAAACACACTAACCTCTGGAAGAAAATTTTTATGCTTTATAAAGCTCAGTAAATCAGTGTTAGTAATTAAAGAAACTTCAGCCAATTTTTTAGCATGATCGTAAGTTCCCTCTTTTAGCAAAATTTTACCATCCTTAGCCGCCTGATCTTCCATTTCAGCCCAAGCTTTTCTTTGCAGTTTATTTGGCAAGCCGCGCATAAATTCATTCTTCTCTGGCTCCAAAATAAATCCATGAACTGCGCTACCTAATAGCATAGCTTCAGTTGGCTCTTTGCGAGGCTCATCTTGTTTTAGCGCCCAGTGTAAGGCTGAGTTTTTAACAACCTCTTTTATATCTGATGAACTAAAGTGAGGATAAGTGTCACTATCGTGATACTGCTCATTAGACAAATCTCGCCTAAAAAAATCTTTTGAGAGTTCCATCTTCACTACTCCTCAGACCAGCGGCATTTTCGTTCCTCAAGCAGTGCTAAAACAGTGTCATAGCTTTTCTCTCTATGCACTGTGATAATTGTAAAGCCACCTTTAAAAAATATTTTTAGTTTACAAATATCAAGTGATGGATGCGTTGGAATATCATGCCAAGCAACAACATCACATATGTGAAAATTGATAAAACCTTGATCGCCTATAGGTAGACCCTCAAAGTCTTTATCATAAATCTTCATTACAAAAAAATTAGGGTCTAATTGACCATTGCCTAAATCTAATTTCCTTATTTTTTTAGTCATAATTTTAGCCTTTCTTAGCTGTTCCAATTTTCTCTAGCAACGTAGCAAAAAGCTTCCCAATTAAGTTCAACTTTTAAGCCTTGCTCTGTGTTATCCCTCATCAAATGCTCAAGCCTCATTACAACTCTAATTGGTTGTCTATCAAACTTGTACACTAAGACAGGCTCTTTATTAGCAACCTTAGCTGCCTTATCAACCTGATCCCACCAGCTTTGCGACCAGCTACCCTTCTTATACCTTTTACATTCTATAGTATAAGGGAAGCTTTCATCGTCTATAAGTATATCGCCCCTATCCGCAGATCTATACTGTTCTAGATCCCTCTTTGCCGCCTTTACATTTAGATCGTCCTGCAAAGCGTTGCATATAGTGCGCTCAAAACTAGCTCCTTTTTGCCTGCCATTAACCATATCACTTATTATGTCCGACAGGTTCCCTTGCCTTAGAAAAGTTATATTTAACTAAATCCTCCTCTAAGTTTCCGTAGAGCATATACTGCTCAACCAATACACTTTTAGGAATGCGAGTTACATTGCTAAGAAAGTCCAATTTCTCAACCATACTTTCCCTCATCCTCATGCATTGCTGCACTGTTTTTTGTTTATCTGTCATCGTAACCTCTTTAAAAAAAATTGACACTATTGCATTTAGGGAATATTACCTTATATGTCAAGTCCGTGCAATAATATAATGAAAGGTTAAACAAATGAAACAGAAGTTAGATATTAGACAGGTAGCAATTATACGCATTATTAGATCAGGGCATGGATTGGGGAGATGTATGAAAACGCTCGATGAGGTTTTTATTCCAAAGTCTATGGTGGATCAATTTAATTTAAAACTGAACGCTACTTGCTTTATTGAGGTTATACATACTCCAAAAGAAGAAATCCAAAGACTTGAGGGTTCAGGTAAGCTTCATAGCGAGTATAAGGCTAAGGTTATTTATGATAAAAGCAGTCCGTTTATCCATTTAATGGATCAATTTTCAGTTAAGGGTTTGGCTGGCCTTGGTGAGCTTGCTCCTCAAAAAAATGTTAATGTTATTGATTGGGATGAAGCTATTTTAGCAGTTCTTCAGTCAGAACAAGAATTTTTTACTAGCTTTGAAGTAATGGAGCAAGTTGAAAGAAAATATGATGCTATTGGTTCTAATAAAGATATAACTAGCAAACTTACTGGGCTTCACATGAAGGGTAAAATTGCTAAACTCTCCCTTACTGTGGACGGCAAGCAAGATAAAGTTTCGAAACTCGCTTGGTGCGACAGAAGAATAGCTATGGATATATATAAAAAATACGTTTTGGGTTATGGAGATGAAGATGAGAAAGCTTTGCACACAGTGCAATAATAAAGGCTACATTGAGGTAGAGGTGGTGCATCCAGTTATTTTTTTACCTAGCATTGGATATATCACTAAACATAAAAAACTTTGCGAAGGGTGTAATAATGGAACTGAAGCCAGAAGACAGGAATCTGAGAGACAGTTTAAAGAGGGAAATACAAAGACTAGAACCAATGGCGCTATCAGTTAATGCAGAGCCAAAGGTTAAGCAGCAATATAGAGATGCCAAAGATGCTATGAAAACTCTTGTTGGTAAGCTGCAAGCAGAGGGCGTAGATATATGAGTACGCACACGTTAAAGGCTAATAGGCGTCACCCAGATGCAGACAGAGACTGCATACAGGTGGGCCATATAACTTTTGAGTTTAGTAGAAAGAATAAGACTTTCGCATTGAAAGCTTGTGAGGCTGTAAATGCGAAAGATCGTAGACCCTTATTTACGGGGTTTATTGAGAAAGGCATGGACGTAGAGCTAAGACGGCTTGCATCTGTTTTCAGGCAAATAGCGGAGGAAAATAATGACTGAAGAAGAAATTGGTAAAGCCATGAAGAAAATGGCAAGGCAGGAAAAAGATAAACAGCGTAAAATGCTGCATGGAACTTCAAAAAACATAGCAGCGGAAAACAAGTTTAGGCTTTTAAATAATAATGGGAAAAGAGTTCGTGAGGAAACCAAAGGTAAAACTAATACAAGCAGGAGAAGTATAAGGCCAAGGGCTTCCTCTAGAATTACAATATCATAATCTGGGGTGTAAACAATGGAATATTTTACATTATTAACGCTTATGTATTACATGAATGGGCATCCTCAAGAGGCAAAGATTTGGTTTGCCAGTGAGGATGATTGTTGGAGCGTGTTAATGCAAAACGATACGCTTTACGATCAGATTAATGCAGAGGCAGGCTTTTGTGATGTATCAGGGATACCATCAAAGATAGTTAAGCCTAAGATTAGGCCGCAGTGAGCCACTCATAAATCTTTTTAGTTTGCTCTATACGATCTTTAAGGCCATGCGTACCCCCGTTGACCCTTTTGGTCACTGCCTTAATTGTATCATCATCAACACCCTTGTCACATATAGTGAATAGGTTGTTAGACCTAAAGAACCACAGAGCCGACTCAAAGGCATACTCAGTTTCAACAAATGATGGATGATCTATAACTTCTGGTATACGCATATCACTGCTAAATGATCTGTAGTTAGAGCGTCCAGTTAATTGAATAAAACCTTTTCCAGAAAATTTAAAACCATCTCCAGACGCTTCGTCACCGTTACCCATGCGATTTGAATAAACGTTGTTAGCTAATGCTTCTGGGTTCTTTGTGTATGGCTGTGCAGCCTCTACAGATTTAAATCTACTAGGCCACACAGCCATTAGTCGCTCTGGGGTGCTGTAATACAATCCCTCTTTCGTGCGCTTAAAACCACCGCTTTCATGGTGAGCCTGACCTAACAGGTGCGCCCCACGTTTATCTGATAATTCATAATGTTTTGCAATAGCTCTGGCTGTGTTAGGACCAAACGATCCATCATCTTTTACGCCACACTTAGCTTGTAATATTTTTAATGCATCACTCATTTTTTACTATCCGTTTTATTAAGTTTATCGAACGATCTCATTCCCCCCATACCAAGCATACCTAGCAATAATGGCATCATCACTGACATATCTGCTTGAGGTATGCTAAAACCAAAGCCCATTGCGATAGGAGCTACCATGTAATTTATGCCTAACGATATACCGCCGATCCAGCCAATTAGGGGTCGCCACGACGATTGGAACCAGTTGCCTTGAGCATCCATTTTTAATATTTCTAACTGGGCCATTACTTGCTCTTGGGCGTGCTTTTCGCCCATAGTTGCAATCTCATGCGCCAACTGTGCAGCCTGATCTTTATCTTTTATAACTTTACCAAGCAGGCCACTTACTGGCCCTATAAGTTTATCTATCATTGATCCTTACCCATATTTGTGAAGCCATAATAAGCTGCAACTATAGCAGCAATACTGACATAGTATATATTACTCATGCTTGCTAACATTACTGAGGCTTGAGGTAACTCCATCCATTCCGTAAAAATAACGCCAAATGGAAACAAAAGCATACCTGTTAAGCTAAACCATGCCATTCTACGTTGTGCATCGCGCTTGGCATCGGCATCTAAAACCTGTCTACGCAATTGATCGAGCATTATTTCGCGCTCATCTGGATCAATTTTGCCGTTATCGTTTAGATCATATTTTGCTTTGGGCATATGCATACTCCTGTACTATTCTTCTATCGTATCCCAATATTATTAGCTTACCACGTTTATCATATGCTGCAAACTTCTTGCCACGCTCTACTATTGTTGGCTGTTTACTTCTAGGCAAGTCACCTTCATTGAGTTGTGCGTTACCATTATCTTTGCTTTTTCTGCTTGCTCTAGGCATTCTTGCTTATCCGAAAATGTGCCGATCTGATAATATTGTAAGCGGTCTGTACTAATAAAATGTAGAAAAACCAAAACATAAATCATTTAAAATAATCCCAGAAATCTATCCAACCCATGTGATGCAGATAAGCAGTTGCCCCAATAGCAGACGCAGTGAGTAAGAAAAATACCCCAGCTAAGGTAAGAGCTAGTTCTTGTCGCTCTATAGCGTCACGCCTTGCTTGAGCCTCTGCCTCACGTTTTTCTAATAAAACTTCCTTGCGTATTTTTAATAGCTCTAACCATTTTGATCTTCCGTAGGTTTGGGTGATCCATTCTTGGAGTTCTGCTTCAGCTTCTGCTGCCGCTCTAACACTCGCCCAGCGATCCAACGCCGTAGCATTGGTGCTTTTTCCCGATATACCTTTTTTCTGTAACGTTTTCTTAGCGTGGTCAGTTGCGTCAAAGAACTTTCCTATATCTTTTGAAAGAGCGGCAATCGTTTTACCAGCAGCTAACCCTGTTTTTAGTCCTGCAAGGATTGTAATAGGGTCCATAATTACATCCCATCGTTGCGGCTAAACTCTACTGTCTTTTCTAATATAGCAATGCGAGATTGAAGCTTGATGATCTCCATCATATGACTAGCCATGCCACCCATATCCTCATTGATCATATCTATGTCTTCCCAAATCTCATTGTCGGCATCTTCCATGTCTTCATAAAACTCTGATAATATATCAATAATCTCTTGCAGATGATCAGTATTACGCTGCACATCTCTAATTAGATTAGTCTTATCAGTAGCGTTATTCTCAACAGTTAGAATGTTAACTGTTTCTTCTAGGTTAGATATTGTGCTTGCTTGCTGTGCCGTCCACCAAATAAAACCGCCGATCTGAGCTATAACAACTCCAACTACAGCAATACTTACTTTTGGCAGCTTATCTGACATGATTATCCCATAATACTCATACGAATAATCAGCAATAAACTAGCGCCAGTAATACCAATCATAATTGCTTCCATACGCTTCATACGATTGTACAAATCTTTAAACTGTATTTTCATTTCAGTTTGTATCTCAATCATTTGCTTTTCCAATGCGTCAATGCGTGAGTGCGCTGATTGTACTGTGCGCTTATTCATTAATATGTACCCTTCCAAACTCTAAGGTCTTGAAATTCATTACTCAATAACTTGCGCTTTATGACTTCTTTAACTGCGCCTGTATCTGACCAACTAACGCCAGCCTCTTTTAGCCATATGCCAAGTAATGCCAGATCGACATTACCAACGTGTTTATGATCAGATCCAAAACTATTGTCAGAATGCTGTCTGGCATACTCAACATCCTTTAGCATTTCATTAGCGTCATGCGTGTTCTTGATGATTAGATTATCACCCTCAAACTTGTATGACTCTCTAATTTTAGTGCTATTAGACATTATTGCCATGCCTCATTAATATCTGCTGTCTGCGGATCGTCAGCTTTTAGTGTGCCATCATCATTTCTGGCCCGTGTCTTTTTTGCTGCTTTTTTTGCAGGCTTTGGATCTGCCTTTAGCACTTCAAAAGCATTTGGCTTCATAACCATAATCTCTTTTACTTCTGCTTCAGGTAAATCAACCTTATCTCCACCCCTCATAATACCTTTGGATGTTGAGATGCTTCTGTCTATTACTAATACTTTCATTTTTTCCTCCTGTAAAAGTAGGGGCATTTCTGCCCCCACCTATTATATTATGAAGTTGTGTTATCAGCAATAATGCCGTTTGCAGCTTCGTTTTTAGCACAAAGTGTAAGCTCAGTAACAATTTGTCTCTGAGTGTTATCACCAGTTTTTGCAAGTTCTACGTTTTTAGTTGGACGCAGTGTCGCAACTTCCCACATATCGTCCTGCATGATGAAAACGTCACGACTTCTGTTCTCGCGGCTAGGCATAAACTCTATAGTTCCCCACGGAGTTGTATATACTGCCAAGCTTTTGATCACACGCTCGTCACTTGCCTGTACACTTGAACGCTGGTTGTTGTTACCAGTAAAGCCCAATGCCACATTCATTTGAAAAGCAGATAGATACACCGTGTCTGGCTCTCCACCGTTTTCCCAAACTGATTGCATAACATTGTCAAATTTGGCCTGTGAAAACGCTGTAGGAGCGCCTGAGTCGGTACGTGCGTTGCTGCCTGTGCCGTTAGGATTGGCACCAGAACTTGCAGAAACAAAGTTCACGTTGGTGGTCATCCAAGCTGGAGCGCCTGCAAGCTCTCTAGCAGCAGTCGCGCTGCCAGCTACTTTTGCATTATTGTCAAATAAAGCTTTCTCTATATCGAGTTTTTGCTCTTTGGCAATTTTTACAATTTGGTAGGCCATTTCACGTTGACGCCCAGCCTTGTTAAGACCTTCATCAGTATCAGTTACGATTACCGCATTTTTGAAAATTTGAGTCCTGTTGTTGAGACGAACAGTTGCAACAGCCGCTTGAGCCGCAGTTGCGTCACCTTCAATATGTGCGTTTGCGCCACTATTTCTCAACGTATCAGTCTGCCATTCTACTAATGTATTGTTGGCAGTTGTCTTCCCGCACTTAGAGAAAAATGGAGTGCTTTCAGGAGTAATATTTGAGATAATATCACTCAAATCCTCCCTGATTCCTACTTGATCGTAAGAATCAAATGTGTTGCTTGGTTGTGCCATTATGTATTCCTTTCAACGGCTTATAGCATTTTGTTAATGCTAAGTTTTCATAATTAAGTCGATTGCATCTTCCATTCGACCTGTCTTTTGCAATTTAGCAAATTGCTTACGCTTTAGTGAGCCTTCTGGATCAGCAACCTTCTTAGCTCCAGCCCGTACAACAGGTTTGGCATTCTTGCCTTTGGCTTCTGCCTTTTTGCGATTTGCAACTATACGTCTAAACTTCATGGCATCATTAGCCATTTGTATATAACGTGCATCGGCTGTGGCTGCGATTTCTTGATCGCTAAACCCATACTCTTTGGCACTACCCATTAATGACTGCCAGTGAGAAGAACTCTTTTCTGGGTCAGCCAATTCAGGAATTTTGCCTCTGATTATTTCAGCCTGTTCTGCGACAAAGGATTGGTGCTGCTGATCAGCTTGCTGCCTTTGTTGATTTTGTAGTTGTTGCATTTGCATCTGCTGCTGCTGGTAGCCTTGCATATCAGCATCGTATTTAGCTCTTTGCTCCATATAGGAGACTGGATCACTCTCAGCTAAACCATGATCTGGTAGCTTAGGTGGTGATACAAAGCCTTGTTGTTGAGACTGATTATAAAGGTAACTTACCGTTTGCTCACGCTGTAAGACTTCAGAAGCTTTTTGCTCAATTTGCTTTCGCATATCAGCAACTTCTTGAAATCTTTTATTTATTGCGCTTTGACCTGAATAACTTTGCTTTAACTGATCTATTGTTACCGTTTCTTCCTTGCCGTCTGCCTTGACGGTGTAATACTCTGGCCCGACAGTTTCTTCTTCAATGTCATCTGCTTCAATTTCAGCATCTAATAATTCCTCATCAGATACCTCTAGTTCATCAAGCTCTCCAGTTTCTTCAACTGCTTCCACTTCTGGATCTACAATTGTTTCCTCTTCGACTTGATTAGTTTCGCCTGTTTCTTCTTGGGCTGGCGCTATGATTTGTTCAATCGCGCTTTGTATGCTGTCAGTCGTTTCCACGGTACTGCTCCTATTGTTTACGATCTAAAAGTGTCTCTGCCATTATACAGGCGTCAAGCTGCACTTCGATCTTAGTTAATGCACGCAGTATTGCGTGCGCCTCTTCGCGCTGCTCAACGTCTTCAGCAACACTAGCCGTAAAAAGCCTAATTTGCTCATTACGAACATCCTCAATAAACTGCTTAAATGCAGTATCATTTTTTAACCGTTTGGCATCATCTGCCTGTATTCTTATATCTGTTGTCATAACCCTGCTGCTCTGGCAGTCATGTCATTTATCTGACGCTCTTTTTCCTGCTCTGCTTTAATTCTAGCTATGTCTACTGATGAACCATATTGACCTAAAGTCTTAGCCGCATCAACATATAGATTTTGTGCCATCTGATCTCTTTTTAGATCATCTTGCATAGTCATGTCTTCGCGTTTTCTAGCATCATCCATTTGCGCTCTTTGCATATCAACTTGCGCCCTAGTTTGCGCTTTCATTGCCTCAGCCTGAACCATAGCTGTTGCTGGGTCTTGGCTTTGACCTTGCTGGGCCATCATCGCCTGCTGCTGTTGCTGCATTTGCATTAGTTGCATTTCAATCTCTGGTGTAATCGGTGCGAAGTAACGATCTGCATTTCTAATTCCACTAGAGGCTAACATATCTGTAAGAGTATTACGGATGTTTGTTAGTGATACCAAGCCATTCATAGGGCCGTATGTTTGATAAACCATAGTTTGTTGCTGCAATGCCATAGCGAGAGCGTTTGTCTTCTCTTCTTCTCTACCAGTGCCAAGCCCCACATTAATAGTAACGTCCATATCTATGTCAAAAGCTTTTGGGTCAACTGGCTGGAAGCGTCCATTCATACGCATCATAGCGCCATCTTCCATATTCTTTTGCAGCAATCTCAGCATTAAACCAAATAAATCTCTAGCACCATCAGCTAGATTTCTAACCATCACCTCTACTTGCCCTGCTGCGGCCTGCACAGTAGCCTGCACAGCGGCCTTAGTTGTTGATTGCATAGCATCAGGGTCTAACCCCATAGACGCCCTACTAACGCCTGTCTTGCCCTCTACAAGCTGGTCTAGGTATGTAAGTGCGCCTAGTGTCTGTCCTGCGGTAAACGGCACAGCTAAATCCTGCACTGCTCCTGCCTGACGCATACGCACAATCGCGCCAATCTCATTGTTTAAAACATCATCTATGTTAACTGCACCATCGACTATGCCAACTCTGGGATTATTCGTCATGGCTACATTATCTAATATGCCTCTTAAAATAGAGGTTGCTGCGTCTTGATCGTCTAAAACTAGATCAGCAATACTTCTGCCATAGAATGTGTGCGGTTCTGGGTCTACTTCAAATTTTGCAAAAGGTAACTCGTCTGCTAACTCATAATCTAGCAGCTTGTACTTAGTTCCACCGCATAAAAATCTATGCAACACAGCAACCCCTGTTCCATCAACGTCCATCCTCATATAAGCTTCTGTTAATGTAACAGACCGCATGGATGGATCAGAGCTTGTTTCATCAAAATCACTCGAATAACCTTGGCGCTCGTGTCGCTCTGCTTCAGTCATTTCTGTGCCTGCATCAAAGCTATCTAATTTAAGAATTTCATCTGCCTCAAAGCCCATAGCAATAAGATCACTGGCCCTCATATCAGACCTATGAACAACAACATGAGCATCCTCTAAGGTTCTGCAATTTCGATCTACAAAGAACTCTTCTGGTGGTACACTTTCTATCTTTAGGCAGCCAGCGTATGCTTTTCTTGAGACTTTAGCAGAATGAACAGGCGTCTTCATCTCAACGCCTTGTTCATCCATACTCATTTCCTGCTCGACAGTATGCTCAAGAACCGTTACATCATCGTCCTGCACTAAAAAGGTATACTCATCATCAGATAAGTTTGTGTAAGTGTAAATTTCTGCCTCTGGCATTTCTTCCCAGTAAGCTTTTACTATACCTTGCTTCTTGATTAGCGCATCGTGAAAAGCATCGTTTAGCACTCTATAGCCGTTGCTACGCTGAAACTCATAATGAACATAATCAGTTGCCTGCTCTGCCATGTTCACATCTTCTGGTCCATGCGGCATAAATTCTACTGGCCTTGCAGTGCTTAAAAACACACGCATCAATGATGGTTTAATCGCACGCACAGTATCCCGAACCTTAGTGGCAACTACTTTGCTGCGCCCGTCCTCATAGCCTATATCGACCTCGCCATCGTAGTAGCGTTGAGCAGTTATTCTATCCTCAGATATTTCGCTTTCAACAAAGTCTACAGCGTCATCAATAGCGGCCTGAACAATGCTTTCTATCTCTAATTCTGTTTTAGCTTTAAGTTCCATTTAGCCGCCCTCTATGCTTGCTGCTGAACCAATAAGTTGCCTAATGTCTTGGTCTGTTATGTTTATTTTTTGCTTAGGTTTTGCGCCTAACATAATTGTTTCTCTAATTCTGTTTACCGTTGATTTAGCTAAAGCATCACCAGCAGCTTTTGCTCCAAACCCAGCGGCTGTTCCTACAATAAAAGCAGGGTTTGTTGCTATTGCAGCAATATTTAAGGCCTGCATAAGGCCATTTCCAGTGGGAGATAGTTTACCAATTAATCTCAATGCATTGTCGGAAAGCCTGCCCATAACAAAAGCTTCCATCATTTCCAGTTCTGGGTCATCGAACTGATCTCTCATTCTTTTATTTTGCAATATTTGCTTTGCTGCTTGCCTGTATGAATTTACAATATTACCGCCAGCCCCTTGAGCAGCCGCAGTAAGCTCAGCTTTTCCTGCTGTTCCCATAACTTCTTCAAAAAGCTCTACTTTTTTAAGCCTTCTGTAGTCACTTCTTGCTGCTTTAATTAAGCTTTCAAGGGTTTCTCTTTTGGTGCTTGGCGTAGACCCAAATTTAATTGGCAAATTATTAGGGTTTATATTATCAACTGGCGTCTTCATTATAACATCATCAATCTGATCTTTTAAAAATCCGACTCTTGGGTCATAGCCACTTTTTCTATGAAGATCACCTAAGCCAGACCTTAGACTATCTAATTGAGCTAAATTAAATTTTTTACCAGTGTGCTTAATTATTGCCTGCCTTGCCGCATCGACATACTCACTACCAGCAAGCCTTGGGGTGTAAGCCATAAACAATCTTTCACCCTCTCCAGAGAACGCGCTGTCTTCAACTTTTTTTACAACATCACTCATATTTATAAATTTGCCACCATCAGTAGCTTTAGCAACTGCATCATCAAACGCTTTATAAGATACTCTGGACGCATCTCTAGCTGTTTCTAAAGCAGGCTTTTCCATAGCTCTCTTTTGAAAAGCTGCTAATGTTTTGTTTTTAGCACCTGTTGCCGCAACAGGTGCTAGAAAAGCACCAATAACCCTTGCATACGGCTCCGCTGCTGTTCCTTCAGTCATCTGCCCAGCAAGCTCACTGCCTGACCCAGCCACAACTGATGTTTTCCCAGTTTGAAGCGCCCCACCAAGACCCTTGCCAACACCTAAATCTTGAACACGCTGGCCTACTTTCTCCAAGCCCTCGCCAATAGCTTGCTGCGTTGTTGTGATTGGAACATCATCTGCAAGCGCAGGAAGGGTTGATCTATTTTTTGCTAATGCTTTTCCTGCAATCTTAGCTGCCTTGCCAGCCGCACCAAAAGCTCCTGCGCCACCAGCAAATTCGCCTATAGTGCCTGCATATCTTCCTGCTGTTGTCTTGGCCTCATAATCATCAAGAGATGTTAGACCACTTAAAGCCCTTCCTGTGGCTGTATCTAAAACAGGAATATTATAATCATCATCCGCAAGGCCGACAGCTTGTAAACCCTCCTGCCCCAATCTAGCAACGCCTCTTGCAGCCATTTCGGGCAAAGCCGCTAAACCTATGCCACCCCTGACCGCACCACTGCCAAGTGATTTTAATGAATCCTCTACAACGCCAACATCCTCACCTAACATCTTCATAAGCGCTGCGTGAGCGCCTTGAGCGTTATCGCCACTTACTCTATATTTTTTACCGTCTGGTGATGTAATATTAAATGTTGGCATTTATCTGCTTACTCCATCTCAATGGTATATCCGTCTATGACGGTCGCGTTAGAGTTTCCTTCCTGACCTGTCTCAACATCATTACCTAAAATCATGTTAACTTCCGCTTCAGAAAAGAAATCATAGGGCGTTACCACTTTGTTTGTAAATTTATTTTTAAGACCTTTTTCATTATCAACAATTGCAGCATCAATTATTCTTTTCATTGAGGTAATGTATTCACGCTTAACTCTTTGAAGATTTCCAACCACAATTTCCCTATCTTGGGTTATATCTAAGCTACCCATTGTCGCCCTTAGTGCTTCAAGTTCCTGAACAGCTACCTGACCAAGTGCGCCACCAGTTGGGCTTTCATCTCTCATTCTTTGCAATCTATCAAAACCAATTGTAGCTGAAACTGTTTCAATTGTTTTGGATAAGTTTCTAGCCTCTGTGCCGCCTACGTTTTGAAGAAGTTGACCCCTAAGACCTGTAGCCATTTTTGTTCCCATAGCTATTTCAATAGCTCTATCAATGTTTTCTAGAACTAGCCTTCCAGACCTTGATTGATTAGTAAATTTTTCAATCCTTGCCTGATCTTCTTTTCCTGCTGTTTCCTCCTGCTTACCACCCTCAATATTGACAAGTTTTACATTTTGGAATTGACCCATTTCGTCATATACAAACTCATAATCTTGCCCAGCAGGCGGCTTAGTGAGTGTTTTTCGATACTCAGCTTCAAAGCTGTTATCAATCTTGCCTGTAAGCATAAATCTTTCAAACTCAGTAGTTTTGGGAACAAGTCCTGCGGCAATAGCATTTTTATATCTAGTAGTACCTGTACCGCCAGACCTAAGCTCTGCAAGCTTTACATCTCTACTATACTTTAGATCAGCCGCTGTTCTTGCACGATCAGAAGCTCTTTGCTCCGCTTGCATATTAAACATCAAACTGTAAGCGTCTTTTGCACCTAAACCGCCTGTCTGAACCATTGACGCCAATCTATCCATGTCGGGTGTGCCGTAACTTTTCAAAAGCTCTACAGTTTTATTCCTGCCTTTTCTTGCAGTTTGCTGCTGCATGACGTTTTGCAAATCAGCGTTTAATTGCTGATCTGGAAAAGTTCTAAGCGTATTAAACCCTTTAGCAAAGGCTGCTGCTACAGGTCTAAAATCACGGTCATCGTCTTGTGAAAGATTAAAAGCATTTGGTAGCATATATCACCTCAAAATCCTGGCATACCAGTATATATTTGTGCGCCAGCGGTTAAATAATCCATTATTCCTAATTGTCTGTCTGTTGTTTTTGTTTCGGAAAGTGGAGTAGCCCCAAGAGCCGCAAGCGGAAGACCAAGCTTATTTGTCGGAGCATCTGCATACTGCTGATACTGGCCTTTAGCAGCATCTATTAAGCTTTGCATCATTGCTTGCTGCATTTGCCCTTGTTGCAACTGTTGCTGGTTAATAGCTTGGCCCATGTTAAAGGCTTGAGAGCCTACGCCCTGCAAACCTTGCGCTGATCTAAATGCGTTATTCATAGCATTATCAAAGCCTTGCTGACGCAATGCACCAACCTTATCTAAAGCCTGCTGCTGAAAGCCTTTCAGCGTCTCAGCTTCCATAATACCTTGCCTAGAACCACCATAAGCGCCTGCTCCTTGTGCCTGCGCCCCAACTTGGTTTAATCCCATCTGAGCCGCGCTGCCTACATCTCTTAATGTTTTATCAACAACATTTTGATTAAATGGGTTCATAAATTGGTTTACATTTGGATTAGCAAAGCCTTGTCCTGCCTGCATCGTTGCTTGAGCCGCGCCCTGATAAGGGTTCATTGTCATTGCTGGATTTGCTGCTGCGCCCATGTTACTTACCCCTCGTCATAGTATTTCTTGATATAGGTTGCACTCCTAATGGTGAGCGCGGTGAATACTCAACAGGAGTAAAGCTTTCTGCGCTACCCATTGGAGCAGCGTTACTGCCTGCTTCGCCAGTTTGAGGATTCATAAAAAATGTATCCATGTATTGACTTTGCGCTGGTCTAAACTGAGCTAAGTTTTCTACAGATTGCTCAAACATAGGAGCAGAAGAATACCCCATACCGCCACCAGCAAACTGTGTTGCTTCTGGCATATACTGCCCTGCGCCTGCATTCATACCAAAAGCTGATGCTGCGTTTTGAGTGTTTTGAAAAGCAGCGTCTTGCATTGGAGTAACAGCGGCAAGGTCTGGGCCATAATAAGGTGTATACCCTATGTTAGATATTTTATCAGCAAGTCCTAAATTAGATTTTGCAGCGTCCTCAATATACGCTGGCACTTCTGTTGATACACTGCTGCTTCCGCCTTTACCACCACTCATCTTATATCTCCTTTTGAAATGAAGCGTGCAATGGCTTCCAACCATGCGCCTTCAAAGGTTTTTTCCATCCAAAACGACCTGTAATCGTCAAAGCCTCACACCCATAGCTCTTTGCCCAATCTGTAACATCATTGTGCATATCTAACAACTGATCTAGCTCACCACCGCCTAAAAACACGTTCAACGCCTTTTTTCTAGGATATATCACAATTTCTGTAACAATGCACCCCCTTGGGCTAGGCCACAACTGCATACTTCCATCAAGTATACCTTTTGACACATCCTCAAAGCTATGTGTACCACCAGAATACTCCAAAGCCGCCTCTATCCAAGGGCGGCATCTTTCTAATTCATTTACTTGTGTATCTTTAGGCATTTAATATGTAGACAATGCTACCCTCTTCCAAATTGCTGTACTGCCATCATGTGCAGCAGTACAAATATAAATATAAGACGCATCCCAAGCTATCATGCCAGCCCCATCGCCAGCCGCGCCGACACTTGAACTAGGTGTGGTTTGCTTCATAGCAACTTGCTTAAATGCGTTCTGCGCTGAAACGACAGGATAATTGTTTTGCTCATCCCATAAAAAAATTCCATTATCGGCTGGAACATCATCAGACTGTTTAAAGAACAACTTACCTAAATTTCTGCTAAGAAAAAGATTAAGCTCCCTGCCCCATTGACGAATGTCTGTACCTATAACTGGTGGAGTAACTGGCATATTATCTAGTACCCCCAGCCCTTGTTTCTAAGCGCATAGTACCAACACGCCATTTTGCAGCTTTAGTTCCATCTACCCTCATTCGTATTTGCCTACCACTAAACCTAGCGTCTGTAGGGTTTGCAGGAGCAAATGGTCCATGTGATGTTTCTGTATCGTTAGGGTGATACCTTGTTTTAAAAGTCATGTTTACATCACCTTGCGTAAGCTCATCAGGTATAACTGATGTAACGTACATAATATTATCACCGTTACCTATAGATACAGGGCCAGTTTCGCAAAAAACAGAACCGCTATCATAATTTAAACCCTGTTCGTGGTTCCAAACTAAAACAGGCTCTATCACGTTTGCTGTTCCACCCATTCCGCTATGGTTACTGCAATAATAATAAAGTGTTGAAGGAGTGCTATCTGTTACGGTTATTTCTGTATAGGCTCCTGCATTTCCTGCCGAACCTGTTGTGACAACATTTGTTGAATAAGCCGACCCACCGCCATGCGTTCCATTAGATGTTGTAGAAAATTGAAACGGATGATTTATATTTGATGCGTCTGATTGGTCAAAACGATATACGCCACCTTTTTTTAATGTTATCGTAGGAGCCGCACCAGAATGGTCTGATATGAAATACTTATTTCCACCACCACTTGCAGCTACAGTTACATTATAAGTTATATTCTCAGCATTTTCGCCGCTTAAAACTGGCGTTCTGAATACACCCCTAGAAACCCCACCAGTTCTTGATAAATTGCCAATTAACCAATGGTTCTCAAGCAAATCAAATGCAACGTATCTATCTATCTCTAAGCTACTTGATGATGGGTAAAACCACCAAACTTCACTAAACTCTGTATTGCTAAACGCCCATATTTTAGATTGTTGGTTAACATTTATATCGTCAAAAACGTAGTCGTGAACTTCGCAAGGTATTTCTCTAACAGAGTTACCATCAAAACCAAAGAAGCCTTTTTGCCCCATCCAGAAAGAACCCATGTCTGTATCAACAGCCGACATACGAGAAACTGCTCCGCAAGAAGTTCCAACCCTATTAAATCCATAAACGTAGGGCGGTCCAAGGTATTTTGCAGAAAACGCATCACTATCAGTAATTATAAGCGTCTGGCCTCTTGTCTTTAAACCTTGCATAATTTGACCAGTAGTTTGCAGTAAAATATCTCCTGCCTCATTGGTTGCCGCTGGCGTCCAGACTGTATTGTTTTCTTTGTCGCACCATTGTACTTTTCTAGGATCGCCTCCTGCGCCTAAACAAAATATAAATCTTTCCTCAGTTACAACTAATCCAAGATTGTTTGTCGGAGCATTTGCGACAGGTGCAGCAACAGCGCTGGAACCAAGTTGCCACTCTACCAATGTACCAGTGTCGTAATGAACACCGACTAAATACTGCCCAAAGTTATCTAACGACCATGATGTTGCTTCAGAGTATGTGCCAGTAGCAGGGCGTTGTGTTCCAAAATATCCAGTACCGTAAAAGCCACCACCAAAACCTAAATTTAACCCTGCATCTTCGCGCCCAGTAGACATAGACGTTGGCGTAATATCGTAGGTTGTACCCGAACCTGTCATGGCTGTTAATTCGTTATGAGATCCTGCCGCAAAGTATGCCGTTCCATTATTGCTTTCCCAAGCGTGTGCGCCTCTAATTGGGTTTGCACAAAACCCTTTTTTAAAATTTTGCCACCCCCCAATAGGCCGAAGAGAACCATCACGCCACCTTACTAAGCTACCGTCACGCCATCTATTAGAAGCGTCAAACTCTGTTCCGTTTCGGTAAAATCCTGCTTTTAAATCTAATGGTACTAAAGGCATATTATTTCCAATGTGCAGCAGATAATTGCATGATTGCTGACCCTGAAACAACATTGCTTGCAGGGCTATTTTGGTCACATAAATAACTTGTCGTTCCTGTTGATGTACTTTCATCTTTCCAACAAAAATGATTAGTGGCACTTTCTAAATCTTGCTGTACTATTTGGTCTGAATTGCTGACTGTTACTGACCCAGCTGGATTAGTATCCTCAGTTATTCCAGAACCAATAGTCACTCCGTTGTATTGTGTTGAAAGCGAAATGGTTTTTGAAAAACTTGTATTATCTGTATTTTGCGCTGTAGCTGTAGCTGTAGGTGTAGAACTATTATAACCTGTTATTTCCCAAACATGAGTAACCGATCTACCGCTACCACCGTTACCAGTTATTTGGGTAGAGCCAGAAGCAGAGGTAACTAAATAATAAACTGCCGATGTAAGCCCTGCGCCCCAAACGCCACCAGTAGGCGCTGTATCCATTTTTGCGGCAAGCGTAGCACTAACACCGCCCACATTAACAAAAGTATTGTTGCCCCCTGCCAGTTGACAAGTAACCACAACTAATTTTGAACCAGAACTTAAAGTAACATTTCCTGTTGGAAACCCATTACCAGTTGTAAGCGTTCGCCCCTTATAAACAGCGACAGGGGAAGCAGCAGAAACACCATAGTAGTCATTAAATCTGTTTTCTGCGTTTGAACTTTTGCCAATCATATCACGAATATCAACATCGTTTATTGCAGCTTGTGAACCGCTACCGCCTCCTGCTTCAACGTGTATTTGATCTATTGTTATCTGACCGCTACTTGGCAGAGGCATTTTTTAGTTCCTCAATTTCTGCTTTTAATTCTTTAATAGCTTCTATTAATAAACCATGAATTTGGTCATATTGCACCGTTTTGTATTCGACACCTTCTTGACCAGTGAAAGCTAAATTTTTAGTTTCTACCGCAGAAGGTAAAATTGCTTCGATTTCTTGCGCTATAACCCCTGCGCTTTTCTTTCCATCTTCGTTATAAGTAAATGTATAACCGTTAATTTGACAAACTTTATCCAACGCATTGTCAATTTTATTAATGTCATGCTTTAAGCGTTGATCTGAAATAGTAGTAGAATAACCAATAATATTTGCGTCAACGTGCAAGTCACCACCGTCTGTGAGCCGCATATCTTCGGCACCATTTGTGTAAAAACGCAAACCATTGTTTGTATCATATTCAATAAAATCGTTTGAATTTCCAGTGTATACAAGTGTATTGCTGTTTATTCTCATATCGGTTTTAAGGGAAAATTCTAAATCATAAGGGTCTGCATCTGAACCTGTTGAGGTATCAGTCCAGTTTATATCAATGCCATGTCCTTCAACAAATTTTACTTCTTTACCTTCGGTAATAGTTACTTCTGTTCCATCACCATCCTCTAAAACAAAACTTTGCATAACGGTTTGTGAAGTGTCTAACGTAGCTAATAAATCTAAATCTGCCGCCGTTACACTGCTTGAAGAGCCATTAATTGTGACAGTTGTTAGGTTTGGGGCAACAGTGCCTGTCGTTCCATTAGCGGCGTTTACAATAACATCTAATGCGTCATTGATGGTTTGACCCCACGTTCCCTCACTACCCCCAATAGTTGGTTTTGAAATACTAATCGCCATTATTTTCTCCTATTTACTGGAATATATCATGTCAGGCCGCATCCGTCCATATTGCAGGAGGTATACTAGGCGTAATCCAACCTCTAATTTTGAAATTATCAAAGCTATAAGTATATATTCCTGTTTCTGCACTAAAGTATCTTTGAACGGTAAAATCTACTGGTTGACCAGTGTAAGTAAAAGTTCCTTTGCTAAAGACTTCACTTACACCTTTTAAAGCATCTTGACCTGTATAAGTAAAAAC